AGCATTTTTATCAGACCCAATCGGAGCCATTGCAGATATAGATTTTGAAAAATTACTTAGCCCATCAGAATGGGGTAAGGATATGACAGATGACCAAAGAGAAAAAGCACAAGAAGTAGTTGTACCTGTAATTATTGCAGGAAATATTGTGGCAGCAGCCATGACAAGGAGGATATAATGAAAATAATTAAAGGTTTCTTTAATTGGATATGGGAAGCAATAAAGGAAAGCATAGCCCAGCTATGGACCCTCCTTGGATTCTTCATAGCCTGGTTGACCCTTACAGGGACGGCACAGGATGTAGTGGGTATAGCAACAGTGGCAGTTACTGTAATTTGGCTAATTACCATACCTCTCAGAAAAGACGAAGAATAGGGTATAATAGTGGTATGAAAAGAATAACTGCTATTGCTTTGTCAGGGCTATTAATGCTATCATTAACTAGTTGCGGGTATCAGGGTTTTTATAGATACCCATGTCAAGATCCTGCTAATTGGGAGAAGGCAGAATGTAATCCTCCAATTTGTGAAGCGACAGGCACATGCACTAAAGATGTAATTGGTAAAGATCAAATTACAACAACCGAAACAGGTACTTCAAATGGCTAAAGAAAGACTTACTGCATCAGATCTAGATGCTAGATTAAAATTTATTTTAGGAATCACATTAGGCACAATCCTTTTGTGCACAACATTGGGCATTCTGTATGCTCTAATTTTCGTAACACAACCAATTGGCGGACAATCAGAGAACGATAAGATGTTCTTTAATGTGCTTGGTTCTGTTGCAACATTTATTACAGGAACACTTGCAGGTCTACTGATTGGTCAATCTGGTGCTAAGGATATTATGTCAGCACAATTGGCAAATAAAGAAATGGATGCAAAGAACACACAGGCAGACAAGAAGCTTGAAGCAGAAATTGATGCAACTGCAGCACGTTTAGCAGCAAAGCCAAACGGCGCAATGCCAGCAGAACAACCAGTTGATACAGATTGGGATAAAGAATAATGTCAGAGTCAAATAAGAAAAGTTTAATTAAAACAGCAAGCTGGGAAACATTCCATCTAATTGGTGTTGCTGGCGTTATTTACTTGTTTACTGGAGAGTGGGAGTACGCAAGTCTTGGAGCACTGTTGTATATAGGATGGGAAGCAATAGGCTACTACATTCATGAAAGAGCATGGGCTAAGTTTGGAAAGAAGGTTAAATAATGTCACAAGATTTTCCAGTACCAGCAGAAACAGCAAAAGCTCCCAAAGGTAGCGCTGCTAGATTAATTCAAGTTGCTAAGTCTCAGGTAGGATATATTGAAGGTCCTAAAGACAACGAAACCAAATACGGTGCTTTCATGAAAGCAAACTTCCAACCATGGTGCGGAAGTTTCGTTAACTGGTGTGCGTCAGAAAGTGGCGTAAAGATTCCTAACACTGTTTATACCCCAGGAGGTGCACAGGCTTTTAAGAAGGCTGGTGCATGGATTGATGGAGATCTTGCAGATCCAGAGCCAGGAGATATCGTCTATTTTGATTTTCCTTCAGATGGTGTCGATAGAATTTCTCACGTAGGAATTGTGATTGAAGATAATGAAGACGGAACAGTTTGGTGTATAGAAGGAAATACTTCTTCTAAAAAGTCAGGAAGCCAAAGAAATGGCGGAGAGGCTTGTAAACAACTTCGTGCATTTAAGAAAAATAAAGCAGGAGTAATGGTTTCTATTGTAGGGTTTGGCCGTCCAAAGTTTAAGTCTGGAGGAGCGGCAAAGCCATCGACATCATCTACTGGAGTTTGCCCAACCTGCGGTAAATAAATGAACACCTATAAAGTAAAACTTGAAGTAGAGGCAGAAGTAGAAGCCTTTGATGAGGGTGATGCTTTAGATTATGCTAACGATATTTTTGGCATAGATGATGAAATTAAAAATGTAAAAGTAGTTAGCATAAAGGAGAAATAATGGAAAAGGGATTAAGACCAGAAGTTACTCGTGAACAAATGTATGCGGTAATAGAACATCTTCAAGAAGCTATTGAAGCAATGATTGATGACGAGGTAGAAACAGAAGATGCAGAAATGGAGTCAGAAGACTCTACAGAAATTGAAGATATGTCTAAATCAGAAGATTATCAATCAGATAACGAAGAAGAAGACAAATGGAATAACATGGAAAAGGCTTGTTGGTCTGGATATAAGCAAGTGGGCATGAAAGAAAAAAATGGCAGAATGGTTCCAAATTGTGTTCCAGTAGAAAAGTCATACGATAAAGAAGATAAAGAAGAGCCAATTAAAAAGTCTATATGGAATGGAACTTTTATTAAATAGGTATTGACATACCATGTTTAAAAACGGTATAATAGTTATACCTAGGCGGAATAATTGATTGGAAATAAAATGCTCTGCCTAACCGAAAAAGGCGTAGATGTCTTTATTAAAAGATATAATAATGGACAACGAGAATCTTTTTGGAACAATTATGATCTATTAATATGGAATAAAGATCACAACGGGTATACCAGCGTAAATGGGCTTTTTAAAAATAATTCATGGGGATTGGTAGATAGAATATCTATTAGTAATCAAGGAACATGGAAACTCTCAAAAAAATATGTCAAATATTTTAGATAAGCTTGGTATAGATAGAAACGATTTTCAATGGTTTCATTTAGCTTTATGCCGTGGTATGGATACAAATTTATTTTATGATAAATATGAAGTAGACGTTAATGTTGCAAAAAGTATAGATGAAGCTTGTTTGGGTTGTCCAGTAATAAAAATTTGTTATGAAACTGGAGTTAAAAATAATGAACATGGTATATGGGGCGGAGTTTATTTAAATTCAGGGTCTGTAGATAAATCTAGAAATGTACATAAAACAAAAGAAGTCTGGAAGAGAATAAAAGATAAACATGGCAAATGATCATTTTAAATATGGCATAAATCATTGGAACGGTGAGCCAAACAAACCTGTTTTTTATACTGAAGAAATGAAAAAGGCTATACGTCAAATACAAAAGCCTCAAATGTTATTGTTAGATATAGCAAAATACCCAGATTTTTTAGCATTAAGGCTTTATGAAGATAATTTTCTTCAATTTGAAGGAATAAAAAAAGAAATGGTTATTGATTATGTTACTAAAGTAAAGAAAGTAATAGAATCATATGGAGTAAGATGTGAACTTGAAGGAGTGCCAAGTGCCAACATTTTATGAAACTGTAATAGTTGTATATTTACATAACTACCAAACTACAGGTACCGTAGAATCTTTAGGGGCATATGCATCCTTAGTTAAATATAAAAAAGATGATGAAGAGCACGAAGAATTAATAGATAATTCTGAATTCGCCATATTGGACGAGTTTGTTTTTGAAAGGACTACAGAAGAATAAATGGATAAGATACTATGCTATTCTTGTAACAAGAGCAAGAATAAATTAAATTTAAAACCGTCTGGACTTTTAAATATAAACCTATTAATGTGCGAAACATGCATAGAGTCAAAATTTGAGCCTAGGTGGGTAATTATCCTTGCTGGAAGACAGCACGGAGCAGAATTTGTTAGAGAGCAAGTACTAAAAAAGAGGTATGTTGGGGCAGAAATTACTGCTTCTGAGCTCATTTTGTAGCCCTGGACCTTCGAATTTATAAATAGTATACTTATATTATGACCTGCATAGTAGCAATAGCCCAAAATGGGGTAGTATACATGGGAGCCGATCACGCTGCCTCAGATGATAAAACAGGATGGATTCTTTCTAGAAAAGATCCTAAAGTTTTTAAAGTTGGACAATACGGCATTGCATTTACAGATTCCTTTAGAATGGGTCAAATTCTTCAATACAACTGGACACCACCAAAGTATACTCCAACAAAAACAAATTCTGGTTTAGATAAATTTATGAGAACAAAATTTGTTGATTCTGTAAAAGATGCTTTCAGGTCACAAGGTTTTGGATCTCAAGTTTCTGGGCAAGAAGACGAAGGCGGAATTTTTCTTATTGGAGTAGAAGGAAGAATCTTTACTATGGACGAAGACTTTCATATAGGTGAAAATGTTGTAAACTTTATGGCAGAAGGAAGCGGCGGAGCAATAGCTCTGGGAGCATTGTATGCAACCAGAAATCAAAAGAATCCTCAAGTAAGACTCAAGTCAGCACTTGAAGCAGCGGCAGAGTTTAATATGGCTGTAAAGGCACCCTTTTCTTATATCAAGGTTTAAGGTATAATAAGACTATGAATACTTTCATTGTTGCTATATTATCTGTTTTAGGTTTTTCTGCTTATAAGAAAGCAAATGATTTTTTTTCTAAAAATGTTTTAATGGTAGTTGATAAAAACGATGTAGAGCCATTTTTAGAAGACAATGACTTAGAAATAAGCAAGCAAAATATGGAAGCTATGGACTTAAGGGGAAACCCTACGCATGAATGTGTATGCGGCTCTGTAATATGGAAAGTTCATGCACAATTTGATGATTATCAAATAGCTCAGTATTTTCTAGATATGGAATGTGCCAGATGTGGATCTTTGGCAACAGCACCAACCCCACTAGACAGAGAGATACAGGAATGAGAAAGTCTGAAAGACTAAGAGAACTTGAAATTCAAATGGCTGTTTTATCAGAAAGAGTCGGAGTTTTAACAGAAACATTACTTAATTTAATAGAGATTAGAAAGCTTGAGCGTAAAGAGCTTGAGTCTGGTAAGTGGTATACAAAGCCAAAAGAATAAGTTGTTGACAAGCTTGTACCTATTTAGTAGAATGAGTCTATGAACAAAAAAATAATGGCGGTATTCGCCTCACTAAGCGTAATATTATCTCAATATTCTTATGCTGGTAACGCAGCAGTAAAGAATAACACAATCAATACACCATCGCTAGCCATACTTGATACTGGGCTAGACACCTCATTGCCAATTTTTTCAGGCAAAGTAATCCATGAAGTTTGTTTAATTGGATGGAGCACATGTCCAAATGGTTCAGGATACCAAGAAGGTTTGGGAGCTTCAGTAGTAGATCGTAAGTTTATATCTACAAACGAATTTTCACATGGAACACAAATGGCATCTGTTGCTGTCAATACTAATCCAAACATGAACATTGTTTTTATTAGAATAGTTGGGCATACTGCCGATGGCAGGAGACAAATAGTTCCAGACAGCACAATTGAAAGTGCATTAAACTGGGTGGCAACAAATAAAGACAAGTACAACATTAAAGCAGTCTCTATGGCACAGGGCTCTATGAGTAGACACTCACGATCTGCAGATTATTGCCCTAAGATTTCAAGTGTGGATCTAGCAATAAACAAGCTGTCTTCATTAGGAATCCCTGCATTTTTTTCAGCAGGAAATAATTTTAATTACACACAAATTAATTGGCCAGCCTGTGTGCCATCAGCAATTGCAGTTTCTGCAACTGACCAAAGAGGCGGTATCAATAACTATACAAACTATGATAAAAACCTAACAGATATTTTTGCCCTTGGCGAAACAAATGCAACTTTGCCTGGTGGTAAAATTTCTAGAGTTTCTGGAACTTCTGTTTCAGCTTCAATTGCTGCTGCAAACTGGGTAAAGCTTGCAACTGCAAAACCACTTTTATCGTACTCTGAACTTTATGCTCTAGTATTAAAAACTGCTGGAGAAACTAAAGGTTCAAAAATTCCTACAGTTAAAGCACGATTTGATATTGAGAAGGCTATAAATGGCTAATCAGCATACCGTACTTGAAGGCATTGTAGAAAGCGTAACAACTGATCTATACAATCAGTGGGTAGTTGCGCTTCCACAATCAGAAAAAACTGAAGAAAAGTTTAAATCATTGCAAAAAAATGCTCATGACACTACATTATTTATTATTCAAAATTTTATGGATAGATTTAATGCAGCAGCAGAAGAGCTAAAGGATAAAGAATAGAGACATGATGATTAATGTTAACGACAGTGATTTTGATGCAGTACTAAAGTCACATAATCTAATTCTAATAGACTTTTGGGCAGAATGGTGCAGACCATGTAAAATATTTTCTCCAATATTAGATGAAATATCAGAAGAATATGGAATCTGGGTTGGGAAAATAAATGTTGATGATAACCCTATTAAGTCCGTAGAGTATGAGGTTGTTAGCATTCCAACAGTTATTCTTTTTAAAGATGGAAAACCAGTCAAGAGAATAATTGGAGCTAAGCCAAAACACTCCCTAATTAAGGAGTTAAAGGAATGGCTATAGAAGATTTTGATTCAGATAATGCTGAATTTGAAATTTGGATAAAGAACGGTTATGATAGGGGCTGGATTTCAGATGTGTTTTGTAATACACACGAAGGTCCACCATTATCAGAAGAAGAAATTAAAGAGTGGGATGAAGGCGGAGATCCGTGCTCTTTTCAAGTCAAAGTAAATATGCTAAACTAGGATTCCACGCTCATTCAGAGGTGGATAAATTAAGGAGAATATATTAAATGAAGTCATTTAAGAAGATCGCTCTTGCAATGGTTGCAGCCGTTGCTATGGGTACACTCGCAACACCTGCAAGTGCTGCGCCAATGGTTGTAACTTCTGTTAAGAAGAACACTGGCACAGTGGCATCGCCGACATGGACAGCACAGACTGCTGGAACATCGGCAACATCACCAATTACAATTCCAGTACCAACAGATAACTCTGTTGACTCACTAGATGTAGTTGAATTTGTAGTAACAGTTGATACAGGAACAGCAGTAAATGTTTCTGCAACTAATGCAGTAGTAGTTTCAGCATTTGCAACTTCTACAGCACCAGTAACAGCATCTTCAGGTTCAGCAACATGGAGCCTAAATGTTGGTACAGGAACAACAGCAACGTTTTATGTATATACTAAAACGACAGCAGTAAGCTCTGTAGCAATTACAAATCAGGGCACAACTGTAACATATTTCCTACAAGGAACATCTACTCTAATCGATAAGATTGCCGTAACTGGTGTAGATTCTGCTCCAGCAGGAACATCTGTAACAGTAACAGCAACAGCACAGGACGTATTCGGAAATAAGATTTCTGGAAAGACTCTTAATGCAATTGCAAATGGTGCAACTCTTGATACAGTAACAGTAACAACAGGAGCAACACTAACAAACTTTGGATCAGCAGACGTTAAGTTTGTTGCCCCAGCAACAGGTCCAGTAACAATTGTATTCTATGCTGCAGCAGCAGACATGGCAGCAGCGGTTACAGGATTCAGCACACCTTCTGCATCATCTGTAAAGATTATTGCAGTTCGTGATTTGGCTGGAGATCTAGCAGCACTTACAACACAACTTGCAGCAGCAAATGCTGCTAAGTTAGCAGCAGAGGCATCTCTAGCAGCAGAGAGAACAGCACTTGCATCAGCAAAGGCAGAACTTGATGCTCTAAAGGCTAAGGCTATTGTTGATAAGGCAGCAGCAGATCTTGCTAAGGCTACATACGTCAAGGAATACAACGCCCTTGCTAAAAAGTGGAACGCTAAGTTCCCTAAGCTTAAGGTAACACTTAAGAAGTAATTTAATATGTGGGGCAGGATAACTTCTTGCCCCACATATTTATAAATGATACAATAAACTTATGGAACCCAGTGTATATGAACTAGAAAATTATTTTAAAGAAAAATATACAAAGCAAATATTAAAAGAAATAAAAGACTTTGAATTACCAGAGCACTGGAATCCAAAACAAGTAATAGACTATATTACTTATAAACTAGATCGGAAATAAAATGTTTAAGAAACTAAGACTATGGATGCTTGAGCAGCAGGTTAATGCCATTGTTGCACAAGATTCAGGAAAGAAGGAATCTACCGTGGCAAAAACTACAAAGAAGACTGTAGCTAAAAAGGTGGAAAAGAAGTCAGAGGCTAAGAAGGCTCCTGTCAAGAAGACTGCACCAAAAAAGACTACAAAGAAGAAGTAATACTATGTCAGATATCCCTGTAGAACACGAAAATATAATTCGTGAAAAGGTTATTCAAAGTTTACTTGCTCTAACTATACCTCCATCATGGAGCCCAGACTTTACATTAAGGTATATAATTAATTATATAGGAGCTGATATTAAACGTGATTAAAGAAATAACTACAGGGATATTTGCCATTGAAAATTATATAAGTTTAGATACATGTAAATTTTTAAGCAATTGTTTTGATTTATCTATAACTCCTACTAGCAGAAAATCGATTTATGCTGGACCATCTTTTTCAGAAAAAAATCCCAAGCAGGGATTGTCTGATGGACAAAATTATTTTAAATATGATCAAGCCGAAGGCAATTCCTTAGAAGCATCTAACTATAAAGTAGGCTTGGATTTATTGGCTGGGATTGCAGATAGAACTGCAAAGACAATTTCTCATCATTATAATGGAGACTATTACCTAAAAAGTATGTTTTGGAGCAGGATGTTGTCTGGAGCGAAAAATACTTTACATATGGACAATTGGTATGAAACATCAGACGGTAATTTAAAGCCAAGACCGTTTAATAAACACGACAGATCAGGCCTCTTGTATTTGAATGATGATTTTGAAGGCGGAGAAATTAGATTTATAAAAAATGATTTTAAGATTAAACCAAAGCCTGGTACATTCATATTCTTTGAAGGAAACTTAGACTCGGCACATGAAGTTTTAGAGGTTACTTCGGGTATTAGAAACAACATTATATCTTTTTATGGAGATAATGAATTTTATACCTCTGATACAAATATACAAATAGAAAACCTAGAAATTACAATAGATGAAGTTCAAAGCACCGAAGAAAGCTTAGCAAAAATTAAGCAGATTATAGAGGACTATGACCAATACGTGTGAAATAAAAGGCTGTGATAAGCCTGCTACAAGGCTTACAAGTACCGAATCTAACTATATAGAGATATGTGAAGGCCATTGGTACGAGAAATACAGAAAATGATATAATAGAGGGATAGATAGACTTCTAGACCTATCTAAATAAAAACCTATAGGAGAAATAAAATGTCAGACGGAAAGAATTTAACAGGCTTTAACGAAACAAAGCCAGGAGCAACAAACAGCTTGGGAGAGCAGTACGCTGCAGATCCAAAGTCAGCATTCCCATCAACAGATGTATCAAATCAGGCATCAGCACAGGGACCAAAGTAAATCATGTGCGTTGAATGCGGTTGTGAAAGCATCGGAAGCGAAACAGGTATTGCAAATATTCCTGGCGGCATCCTTGATGTTACAAGAGATGGGGAAGCAGGATTAACATTAAATATGTCAGCAACTCCAGAACAAAGAGAAAGATTTATATCTGGTGAGTGATAACGGAACTGGTATGGGAACCCCACCTAATCCATCACCATCGGGTGCGGTAACAAGTAGAGAAGCTACTAGAAAGAACCCAAGACAGGGTTTAAAAATAGATACAAATAAACATGGTATACGTAGAGAAACATCTCTAATTCCAAAAGCGCCTAGAAAAACAAGGCCTAAAAAGGTATAGTATATAAAGCAATTCCCCCCTATTACTTAGGGGGGAATTTCATATTAGGACAATATGTGTAAAAATTGTGGGAACTGTTCAAAAGAACATAGCGGAAGAACAATCGATGATTCAATAGATGAATCAGAAGCTAGTATATTGGTTTAGTTGTCTTTAGTAACGGCACGTTCAATTCTATCAATTGAATCACGCAATGAAGATCCGCCGTTGTTAAATAGTTCAGCTTTAATAATTGCAAGCTCAGCATCTATTTTTTCAAAATGCTCTTGACCGTCATTTAGCCTCTTAGTAATACCTGGTTTATCTTCTGTGCCGTACCAATCATCAATAAACTGAAACCAAGTTTTAAATAGCTTTGAAACTTTGTTAATTATGTATATAAGAGCCGAAAGGGCGGCTCCTATCAAAACTATCCATTGTAGAGGGTTCATGTTACTCATAATTGTTTAATTATACATTCCTAGTATACTCAATGCAATTAACTAAAATTGCTCAACAGACATTATGGTTGACAAGGATCTGTATAAATTATATAATTAAGAAATGCTAAATATTATTGAAAAAATTGTGTGCTTATTTAAAGGGCACGACACTCGGTTTGCTGGGAATTGCCCGTATACCAGAAGGTCCTACAACGCATGCCTAAGATGCGGTAAAGTATCCGATCAGGGGATAGTGTTTGATCTTACAGAAGAAATAGATAAAGAGGAAGTATAAAATGATATACCACAAGCACCTTTTGGTTAATGCTAAGGTCAACTCACCAATTAGAACTGAAGAAGAAGGAGTGGCATTCTTAGAAAACCTTGTGAACAAAATTGATATGAAAATTATCAAAGGACCATTTGCCAAGTTTGTAGATAATGACGCAGAGGGAAACTCTGGGTTAACAGCAATAGTTATGATCGAAACAAGCCACATAGCATTTCATATTTGGGACCAGGTAAATCCAGGACTGTTGCAGTTTGACCTATACACATGCGGAAAGCTAGAACTAGAAAAGGTTATAGGATTAATTAAAGAAAGATTTGATATTGTATCTATGGACTATGTATTGTTTGATAGAGAAAATGGATTTAATGTGGAAGCGCAGGGTCAAATTTAATGCCAGCAATGTGCCATTGCAATATGTCTAGAAACTACCCGTTTTGTGACAATACACATAAAAAGATAAGCCCACAAGGCACTGTAACTCCAGAAAAATCTGAAGGATTTCCTAGTCCAGAACAACCACAAGAAGGCTAGACGTAGTATTTTTTTTAGTGTATAATAAGGAGAGAAGACTGGGATCACAGTCATAAACAATAAGGAGAAACTCATGAGTCTAGAAGCAACTTGGTCAGACAAGATCGGAACCTGGGAAGTCGACGTTCCAGGCAAGAAGTTCGTTCGTAAGGACGCAGAAGGCGCAGCTAACGGCGAGGTAACATTTGATTATGTCGCTGAAACAGATTGCCCACAGTGGTTCAAGGACCACCTTGCTGCTAATGCACCAGCAGAAGAACCAGCAGCAGAATAAGTAAACTGTTTTAAGTTAAGGCTAGGGAATAACTCTCTAGCTTTAATTATTTATATTAGAAATATAGTGTATTATGACCGAATATAGTGAAGCGAAAAGTGCGGCGGCGAGAGAGATGAATTCAGATCAATTCGACGATGAGTATGACCTAGATAGGTCTATGCGTCTTAAGATCGCCATAGAGAAGGTATTTGAAGAAAATGCGGATCTCTTTGAAAGGCTTAAAAATGAATGAGCCTAAAATAATGAAAATGGACTGGCGTCCATTGGGATATTGGCCAGTTTATAGGGATGGAAGATTAGAGTGGGAAAAGGATCCAGATAATGATTGAAGCTATTGTAAATAGGATTATGAGATGGGACTCACTGAGAAATGCTGTATTTGATGAAGTCAATATGTATAACTCATTAACTAGAATAATTAATGATCCAGAGTCCATGAAAACAGCAGCAGCATATTGGGAAGAAAAGGCGGGCTGGAAGGGCTGGAATACCAATAATAACAAGTACTACTTTAATGATATAGAAGAGAATACTATAGGAGATGCAATGGAAGCACTTGATATAATGTCTAATAGATCTATAGGATACTCTACAGGCAAATGGTCAGATGATGATGATATTCATCCAACAATTACTCCCTTGTTTGGACCTAATAGATAAATCTAGTTGAGTAAAATATTATGCTATAATCAGATTATGGGCATATTAGATAATTTAGAAGCTTACCTTGAACACCAAGACAAATGCGTCTATTGTGGAGAAAAGGCTTTGTATACACAAATAGGACAAGTAGGTAGAATCTACCGTGTTGTCGATGTGTGTAAAAAGCATTTCATCCAAGATGAACCTTCATAAATAGAGATATAATAGACTAATGAAGAAATATATGGTTGCTGATTTAGTTAAAGACTTAATGTCTGACTTAATTAGTAGGGCTAAAGAAAAATATGATCTAAATGACTCTGAAGCTGAAAGATTTGTCGACAATTTTCCAAATGAATCTACCTGGGCAGACGTTGAGGAAGTAGCAGAATCCCTTGGATTAGATATATCTGATGTTGAAGATGATGATGTTGGAGAATGCAGCATCCAGCTCAGATTTTCCTATTGGTGGATGTAACGACAACTTGCTTGACCCAAGCGTTGTGTCTAGATTTAACACCAGATTTGTAGCTATATCCTAGATTCCTCCCGCCATTTAACATGGCTTATATGGCCTTCTAGAGCCCTTTTTGACCTATTCTAGAGAATGTCTACCATAAAATATACTATTAATTTTTGATCAATTACTATCTATTTATATATAGTTATATATACATGTAATGGGTCATGTCCTCCATTTTACTCCACCGTAATCCATTTTGCTCCACATGTATGCATATGTTCAGGGATTTGTCAATACCTCTCGTAAATGGCATATTTGGCCCACATTGTCAATAGATTTTATGTAGAATATTGGCCTAAATGTATGCTAAATTTATGATATATTCTGTACAAATTTGTCGACATTTTATATGTATTTTAGATTATTTAGACATATTTTGTACACATTTTAAACTATTCTGGGATATTTTATAAGCTCTCGTAAAAGCGAAATTTGGCCCTCAATTTTTCCACAAAAAAATCCACAGGCTGTGGATAAACCTGTGGATAATTTTGGGCTATGTATATTTAATTAGGCAAATGGATCCTTATCCTCTATATAACCAAAGACTTGAGCTCTTGGTTTTTGGATCTTCTTTACCGCCGCCTTTTGTACTGCAGGTGGAAGTTTGATATTCTCCCATTTGTATTTCTTGGACAGTTCTTCTATCTTTTTATCTAGTTCTTTGGCTAAGAACAAGCCTTCGGAAGTATTACCATGCTTCCAATCTTCCTCATGCCGTCTTGCTTCCTTTTCTATAACCCATGCTACCGGTTGGTCTGACAGTATTCGGGCTACAGTTGCAGGATTGAACCAATGGTCTTCTGTGGCATTAGCAATTGTATCAGCAACATTTTGTTCTTTGTTTTTCATAGTCCGCCTTTCGTCTTTGGATTATATCATGAAGGGCTGACATTGCGCCAGCCCCTCAATGTATGATAGATTTATTACTTCTTGACTGGGGTCTCAGCTGAAAACTTGATTCCCTGCTTTTCCGCCTCTTGTAGAGCAACCTTAGCTGCGCCTGAGAAACGTCCACGGGCACCAACTGTGATTCCCTTAGTCTTTAGATATTCTCGCTTTGTTGTCATGTTTGATCCTTTCTAGATCGGTTTGTTTTAATTATATCAACTTTTCACGGTTTTGTAAATAGCTGACGTAAACCAGGCATTTCGCCCATACTTCGTAAATCGGATTATTCGCCCTTATCGGACATCCGATCTTTAATTAATTTAGCAATGATGTTGTGGGCCTCAATATTTTCAGTTTCAGATCCACCCCACAAAAGCTGCTGAGCTCTATTTAGTTGTTGATCGATATAGATGTTAGTCATCTCCATCTTCGTCCTCCTCTTCATCCAACCAGGAATCATCGTCTAATGAGACCAGGAAATTGTTTTCTCTCATCCAGTCAGTAATTGTTTCCTCAATGATTTCTCCACCAAGGTCGGAATGTAGTCCCAAGGAATCTGTATCCTCCCAGAACTTGTCCCAGATTTGTTTTAGGGTTACACCCTCAGCAATGACCTGTTCTTGCCATTCTTCAGCAGGCCCTTGATTAGTCTTAAAGATGTCGTCAATGACGTCATAGGTCCATACCCACATTAATGACGGGAAGACGGGAAGAGCAGAAATCTTTTCTTTAATTAAACCTAACTCAGTAAAGACATCATCCCTACGTGTTGCTTCTTGTAAATCAATTGACATATGATAACTCCCTTTCGTGCCATTCCGCCAATGTCCGAACGACAAAGTCTTTTCCTAGATTATAACAGAATTGGACCGCTTCGGTCAATGATTCTGTCTCATATATTGGCATGCCATGTATCTCAGATTTATCATACACTTCAAACATGTCAATTCCTCCTGGTGAGCAAGAGTACTCCATTTCCAGGATTTCTAATACTGGCTCATAATTACTCATTTTTACCCTCCTGTATCGCAAACGATAAATCATAAGTTAGTTTGTAAAGTACTGTTAATGTGTCTAAGACACCTTCACAGCGTGTTCGCTCCATGGAATCCATGGCTTCTCCTGATTGGTCCTCATGTTCTTGTGCAACTGTTAAATCCTGCTCAGCAATGAGCATTAGATTCTTTAGTTCTCCGTGCATGATGTCAAGGCCTGATACACCTGCATTGACCATGCGTTGCAAATGGGGCGGGAGCCCAATGTCTTCTGCATTCATCGGCACACCCGCTTTGTCACATATCTGTAATATGTGTATGACTTGCTAGATTTATCTTTAACTTGATATCTTTTGTATGTACATACCTCAGCATTTGCTGGGGCGGAAGTAATAGGAAGTAGTCCCAATACAACCATTGCTACAATTGCTTTCTTCATTATTCATACCTTTCGTTAGAGTTATTCATTATATCAGTTGCCACTGACAATAAATGCCTGGTTGCTTCAATTTGTCCTGGAATATCAATTACATTAATAGATTCAGGATTCATTTCTAGGTCCTGTTCAAGACTAAGTAAATGAAGCTTCATATACTCAATGAATGCTGATGATCGGGTTACGTATGCTGATTCCATTTTAATCCTGATATCCATCAAAGTATCCCTCAGCCCACAAGCCTTGGAGAAATGTTAGCGCTGTTGTAAGACCACCCGTTGTAGCCTTATCTAATTTGGCGGAACCAATAGCGTCTGCTAATGAATCCATCATGATATTTAAATCCTCTAAGTCATAGCCTAGCATTATGCCTCCTCATTCCATTCTAGATAATATTGGTCTTCGGGTTTCAAATCATAGAATTGATTGAACCTACCTTTAATATAGTTGTCGTCTGACATTTCAGCAAATCTAAAATCAGCATACATCTGACCCTCATCTAAATTTGCATTAACCCAATCTTCAACTAGCATTTCGCCAATTTCAGAATAGATTGCGTCAATCACCATTTGGTTTTCGTTTTCTAAGAAACTCATACATCCGCCTTTTCTCTAGATTCCAATAATACCATGTGGGTCTGACATTTTGCCATAGCCTCTTCATCTTGCCAAGAACCTTGGTTACATTCTGAGCAAAATTCTCCGCAGTCATCTTCACAATAGTCCAATGTATTAAAAGATTGGCAAGCATAGCAGCGATTCTCGTAATCTAGAATTTCTTTAACATCACCACGGACAATCTCATATTCACCACCCCAACCTGTTTCCTCCTCATACTCTAATGTGAGCAGGCAGTTAGGAACAAGATTACTTAGTTTAGTTAAGATAGTTACAGCAGGTGACCAAGCAGTCTCATACTTATATACAAGCCAGTTGTCATCACCTTCTGATTTATATTCAATTAGTTCTGTGTTTGGATATTGGTCATCATCTGATACAGCAACATCCCATTTAGTTCCCCAGTTAGAGTTATTCCATGAATACCAATCTTTCTGAGTTTTAGCAAACTCAACAGACTTGCGGAACCAATCAGGGTCTTTCATGTCAATACCACCACGGTCAGGCTGGCAGGCATATTCCTCATCAGTAATGCCGTCATCCTTATATGAATGAATGTTGAAGAAAGCAAAGACAGGATTAGAATAAGTTACTTCTTTAATTTTGGTGGGGAACCCATGAGCATTAATATCACCCATACCATAAGTCTCTTGTGCTAAAGTGAATGGACTATTAAGTCTATCCTTGATATAATCAATTTCTGACTTTGGACCTTGTATGGTCAAAGTGTTATATACCCAATTTGGCATTTGATATCCTTTCGTTGATATGGCTTAATTATATATCAGACCACTGACATTTGGGAAGAGGATATCGGTGTGATTCACACCACATGATCTCAAAGCTTGGGATTTCCAGGAAAAATATTTGACATTCGTAAAACAAATATGATACCCTCAGTCTTTTGCGGGCCATATATTAGATTAAATAGTGTAAAGGCTGCTAGGGTACCAACGAAAGTAAAAACCCTGCTTTACTTAGCGACTAGGGGAGTCCCTGGTAGCCGCACCTTTACCATGTAGAAGGCACATGGCCTACTAATATTATACCATAACTAGTCGACTGTATTTTTCTACAAAAGAATTTAGCGGCAGGCTAAACACTTCTGTTTTTAAATCTTCTTCTACTAGTGTAAATGTTTTCTTAGACCAATTAATGATTGGAATCCTGTGCTCATTGTCAGACAATTCATTAATAGTAATTCCCCAACCTGTTTCGCCAGGCCAGTCTTCATTAATCAATTGTGAAATACATATACGTGTTGCATATGCTTCATCCGTCCACCTTGGCTCCGCTTTTTGCACAGCATTTGCTAAACGTTCTAACATCTGATATCCAGCCCAGTGCCCGTATAAAAAGACTGTGTCTCCCTTACGGTCCTGAAACCCAAAGTTTGCTCTGTCTCCCATTTTATTCCGCCTTTTCTAGTTGAGGTATTGCTTCTTCCATTTTGTTTAATTCTATAACTTCATAAGCCTTTTTGTCAAGGGCCTCTTTGTTTTTGTTATAATGGTGGCCACAGAAAGCTAGCTCGCCATCTATTAGTTTAACTAAGTACATAGCTTGAGCTGAGCTGCATTGATCACAGCCAATCCATTTGTTTAGATCTTCAGAGGTCATAGTCAACGGTTCCAAATTCAATGCGGTCTGCAATGTCGTCATATACTTGGCCATCATCTTCTGATTCAGCCCATAGTCTGATGTTGTTAATTATAACCTCACGGGCAAACTTAACTCCATCTTCAAAACCGTCTTGGTAATCCATACTATCTCCTCGTGTATCCTGTCGGTTCGTATTCTGAAAAATAAGTTTCGGTTAAATTAAACTTATCTCTTATCCGACTTACTTTCTCAATACTACCAGTTCCAATATTGAATGTCAATGGGTCCATTGCCTCTGGGTCCAGACCCATAATTTGTGCATCCCAATAGGCCCTCTCCATGGAGAGCCTATCAGGAGCAGTTAACTCAAAATACATTATGCTTCCCTCACATAACAGATTTCAGTATCGCCAATCTCAATGTTGCCACTTTGTGAATCAACGAAAAGATTGTCTGTGATTTCTGTTTCGAAATCATAGTCTTCAAGGATGTTTAGGTCAATTGTTCCACTAACTTCAATAGTTGCGGTGAATTCAATTGTTCTAGTTAATTCAATGTTAAGCGCTTCAGCAATTGCACGAAGAGTATCTTGGTCCTCTGAATCTGCATACGCTTCAGTAATAATATCTTTAACTGTATTAATGTTGGATTCAAATACTCCAACACGCTTTTGTGCCTGACGTCCATTGTGTAGGTCCCACTCAATGCTAGCAACTTTATCAGTTGCATATTCTGCATCCGAATATCCACGAATAACCTTATAGGTTACTAATAGATTAGAGTTATATGACTCAGGGACGGTTGTTATTGTTGTTTCCATTTGCTCCTCTTTCGTTTGTGTAGGTTGTAGTGTAGCATGCTCCACTGACAATAATGTAGTTTTACGACCACACGGGCATGTGAGTTCTGTCACACCTGACGGGAATCCAAATCCGTCAGATGATGTTAATTCAATTAAAGAATCGCATTCATCTGGATCGCAGACAAATGTGTACTTACTTGATATGAGTTCGTTGGTCATGGAAGAATTGTACCAGGCCTCACTGACATTTACAAGCATTTCAGGAGCTTTTTTATGTGATTCGTAACACAAAAGTTCCGCCTTCACATTTGCGGGCCGTGTGCTGTGTAGGACTTGAACCTACGATTACCGAATTATGAGTTCGGGGCTTTAACCAACTAAGCTAACAGCACCTTGCGATTCCGACGGGACTTGAACCCGTGATCTCTACCGTGACAGGGTAGCGAATTAACCAACTATTCTACGGAACCAAATGGTGAGCAGTTTTAAAACTTGCTCAGGTTTTGCGTTAATTAAAACGCTTTTACCAACTTGAGAATTTTATTTTTCTCAGCAGTTAGAACAGGGTCAAAACCACTTGCACCAGCCATTAGTGATTCTGAATTACCACGACCAGAGCGGTAGTAATCAAGGCGTTCAGTTAGAGCGTTAAATGCGCCCCACTTAGTTCCTTTAATTGTGGCGTTAGTTGGTGAGTTATGATAAAGGTCATCAAGCAAGACAACTTTATTTTCCCACTTCTTTAGCGCACCCTTAGAATCCTTTTCAGGCTTAGGGTAAATTGTTTGAATCAACTTAGAAAATTCTGCGTTAGTAATCTCTTGCTTAAAGAGTTCTTGCGCTTCCTTTTCAAATTCATCAAAGTAACCTAGAGCAAGCCCTAGAGTTTCACGAGCAACTTGAATTCGTCCTTCAACAGATTGAGTATGACGAATTTTGAATGATTGCTTAGCATTACGCATAGCAAGATTCAAAGTATTTTGGCATACAACACGAACAGGTGTAACCGCTGCTTGAACAGCAACAGAGCCATCGTGTGATGTCCATACAATAAGATAAAGTTTTGTTTGGTCATTAGCGCCTTGTGGGTCTAATACCATTGTGCGGGGAATATCGACAGTGCCGAAAACAACTTTACCCTTTTTTAGTGAGCCAGCAGATTCCCAACGGCAATCAGCATTGGCATCGTGAATTGCATCAGCAAAAGCAAATAGTTCTTCATTCTGAACAGGCTTATAGCGCTTGCCCACAGTTGCTAGAACATCAGTTTCCTGATTAAATGGATTTGTGCGTAGCACAAGGTGAGCATCTGAAACATCATTCCAAGATTCTGAAATGTGGTCAGTTAGTGGAGACAAGCGAACATTCCAATTCGCTAGTTTTGCTTCTTCAAGCATTGTTTGAGTAGTTACATCTTCATCTTGATTAAAGATGCGATTTGCGAGATTATGCCAAGCGGGTTTTCCACGCAAAGCAAAGGCAACTTCATTGCCATTTGTTTCTAGGTTATGAGCCATAGATTTATCCTTTCGATTGGTTGATTGTGCAATTATAACAGGTGGCACTGACATTGTCTAGATTAGTTAATCATTTGTCCGAATTGTCCAGTGTGATCATTCTCACAAAATCCAGGGGTTGTGGATAACTCTCGTAATTCTGTGGAAAACCCCGCACATATGGGGGCCAGCTTAGAGAAGATCCCCGCAATTACGCAAATAAATTAGTTAAAGGATTTTTCTTAGGAATAAATTCTGCTGGAAGAATTAGCGCAGTTGTTTTCTTTTTCTTTAGATTATCATAAACATAAGCACGAATAGTTCCGTCAAACTTACGCAAATTAGAAAATACTAATTCAGTTAGGTATTCTTTATCAACGCCTTGTTCTGAATAAATAGTTAAATCATTTGCCTTGTTTTCATCATAGATTTCTACACGATAACGATTTTTCATTTTGTTCCTTAGTTAGTAGGGATTAGAATTATAGCATTGGGGGCTAGATTTTGTCTAGCCCCCTGCCATTTATTTATAGATAACGAGCAACTGCGTTGTATGTGGAAGTATTGACTACTTCCTCATCTGTCATCTTTAAGATGCGAATTGCGTTTGTGATTTCCTCTTTTTGCTCACGATAAGTGTGAGAGTGAATTACCTCAAAGTCCTTCTCAGGCTCAGCAGGAAAATCATTTTCGCTAACTGTTAGGTCAAAATCTACATTGAGAGTTTTGTTCCAAGCACGATAGTTGGTGCGTAGATTTTCAGCCTTAGCAAAATGAGCAATAGCATACTTGCCGATTTCCTTCTGCCACTTTTCACGGGCTTTCTGATACTTTGCTTCGTTCTCGCCTTGTGTGGCGTAGTCCTTCTCTAGTTTTGCTAGAGCAGTTTCTAGTGCCTTGATTACCTTTGGTGTAGCAATCTTGACATTTATAGATTTTCCTCTTGACATTGTATTTCCTTTCGTTGGTTGGTTGATGTTGAGAGTATTATAGCAGGGGGGTCTGACAACCCCCCTGCCTCTTTTTATACTAGGGCAGAATTGCTAACTGTTGTCCAACGAGTTTCCTTCGTTGGCATTTCTAGCAATACACGCACCGAGCCAGATGCGTTAGGAATAATCTCCTTGATTACGCCTGTTTTCTTTGACTTTAGGGTGGTGAATAAATCGCCAACCTTGTAAGTGTATCCATTTACTGTCATTTTGCTTCCTTTCTGTTAGGGTAGTATTTTAGCATAGGGGGCTGACATTTATCAACCCCCTAGAGTGTGAGTTATCTCACAATTCTTCAGGTAGCCACGCTTCTAGGTGGTGAGCATCTACTATGGCAGACGCAGGGCAGGAAGTCTGCCCACGCCAAGAGATACCTTCAGGTAAGTTAATCTCACGATCAAAATCCTCCTCATAGTATGCGTCAATAGCATCTATGCAAGGTTGCACCATAGCAACGGGGACGGGTGGGTAATGATTACCCTGCAAGTGATAGGCAAGTCCTGCCTCTAGTGATAACTCATCTGCAATTGTTTGTGCTGTTGTGTATCCCATTAGTTATTCTCCTTAATTGTTACTTCTGCCCAAGTGTTGTTTTCATTTGCAGTTTGTAATACATTAGACTCGTGGAGAGCGTGTAGTGTTGCTTCTTTGCACATTTGCTCAATTGAACTTTTATCAAGTGCAATTAATTGTGGCAATAAGTTTGCAGGAATTTTATCCAAGTCAATAATGGCCTCGAATACAACTGTGTGTGGAACTTTCATTAGATTAGACATAACTTACCTTTCGTTGTTGGATGAGAGTATTTTAGCATAGGCCACCGACATTACCTAATCCATTTACGGCGTGTCGCAGCTTTTGTGAGGTTTCTCACATTTTCAGGAGTTATCCACAATTACTCGTAAGCCTGTGGATAACCCCGCACAGATGCGGGCCTTATTCCTCCTGGCCCCAAATTTCAGGATCCACTTCTGCTAAATATTCTTTAGCAGCTTTTTTCTGATCTTCTGTACCCATTACCGTGGCCATTAATGCATTAAAGTACTCCATTTTATTTCTCCTTATTTTTTAGTTGCGCTAAATCGAATGTCTGCTTTACCATAAACACATAAACCACATGAAACACATGCGGACCCTGCATTGCTAATTAGTGGAATTGACTTTAAGTTTTCAGGACACTTAGCGCCAGGCTTACCAGTTAATTCTTTCATTGTGCTTTCAGTGACAGCAAATGTCTTTCCTAAGTATGCAAGACGAATTCCGTCATTTAGTTTTAGATCATGAGCAATTTCTTTATTCTCATCGTCGGTAGAATAATAAAGAGACAGGTTAGATATATCCTTAAGGATAAGCGCTGCAGACTTTACTCGTGTATATACCCAAAATTGAACATCGGGATGATTAGAGATAACAGTCTTCCATGCATATGCGTAGGTATCGTTAAAGAAATCTCCGTCCCAGTGGATACGGAACAATTTAGGAGCGTCTTTCTTATCACAATCGTTAACAAAATCAACAATCATTTCATCCAGGAGCAACAACATGCTATCCATGTCTGCATTACGTAGGAGCTCCCAATTGTGAAGAAGATTAGCCTTTACACCTTTGAATAACTTTTCCAATTTGCCAGCGTAGCAAACGCTTTCGCAGATAGACGTAGCGCCAGGACATGAATAGTCTTTTCCTGCAGGTAATCCGAACGTGTTAGCAATTGCTGCTTGCTTTCCATTTTTTGTGACAAGATTAGCCACCTTTCTATCGTTAGAGCGTTTTAATTTCATTAGTTAACCTTTCGTTGTGTGCCCTAGTATAACAGAATGCACTGACATTTTCTACAACAGGCCCGCAGATCTAGGGTGTTTTTAATCACATTCTTAACGACACGCCCGAGGCCGCACATGTGCGGGCTAGTTGAAATTTCAATCAGTTTTATTTTTATGTTTTATTTTTCGTGTGTATTTTTTTTTATTGCGAACAGGTTGCGCCGCATTACTGCGACGCAATTCCTGAATGCGTTTTACTTTATCTCGAACTGAAGTTTGGAACATGATACCCACTCGCTTCGTGAAATCGTTTTACATCAAATCGCTCATTATCTTTTGCAAACATCTCCGCAAAATCATTTACAATTTTAGAAAATACAGCGGGGTGAGTTTTATTGCTAGCATACTTTAGAATTTCTGCGGTTGCTATGTAGTCCTTGCGTGTCATCATTTTGTTGATACCTTTCCATTTCGATAGAAGTTCTTAGTGTGCATTTTACCATTAGGCTCTGACAAATTATAGGTTGCGTATTCTTTAGCGTCCCCAAAGTCTGAGCATTTATCAAAAGAATGAACGGCAGTTAGAGCGTCTGAATAAGTTTCAGTTATTAGTGGCGGATTTCCGTCATAAGCGATAGTTAGTTTATACATTATCCATTCACCCAATCTACTGTTAGTTCATCTGCTACATCTGCGACACATTCGCAAGGCTTTTGTTGTTAGTATTGTATCAGTTAGCACTGACAAATTAGAGGGCACCCTCTTGAAATAAACCAATTTCAAGAGTTAGCATTTCATCGGGAGTGGCTTCGGATAAATCTACCCAACCCGCTCCGTTTTCATCTAAGCGAAAAATTTCAATGTATCCCATTATTATTCACCTACCTTAACTGCGATAGTTGCGAATTTATTTCGCAGACCGCCAGCATTTACTTCAATTAAAAATGCTTCGGTATTTTCGCCATACCAAATTGCTGGGCGAGGCTCAGCAGAAATAATCTCACCTGAAAAGTGGCGAGAGTTTGAGCGATAAGTTTTTCCTACAAGTAGGTTTTCGATAGTATAGAGTTTTGCTGACATTTAGTTGTCCTTTCGTTTGTTTCTATGTCTGGAATTATACACGACCCCACTGACAATTTTCTACTTACTAGCCAGTAATTCCAAATAATGAGACGCTCAAGCCGTGTGAGAAAAATCACAAAATCTCGGGCGTGTCGCAGGGATCTAGGGTGTTTCGTAAATCGGACATAAACGACAAATCGCCCCCATAGCTTTTGCGGGCCGTGTCAAGTCGACACGCCGTTGTGTCGAAATGATTTAGATCACACTATTTTTTAATAGTGGCGGCTAAAACAGCAAGGGCTTCAGCCTTGCTTGCTTCACGTTGTTGTTCAACGTGTTTTCTGAATTCTTCTAAATTCATTTTACACACTCGCAATCTTTATGAGTAGGGATAGAGAATAAATACTTTAGCAAAGCCTTACGCTCTGCGAAAGAAATTTCAGGGTGAAAGTTTTTCACACCTCCGTGTTGATACTCAAACACGATTTTTTCTAAAGTTTTATCGGATAACATTATGCCACCCAACTTTCTTGAGTGTAGGATAACCACTCACCGAGTGTCATAATTCCTTTATACTCATTACAATTTCCGCAGAAAATTTCTCCTGCGTAGTCTGAGCAAAAAACGCAGACAATTAGATTTGCCTCATCGGCACTTACATTTTCGAGAGTAATCTCTCGGATTTTATTTAGTGTAGTCATTTTGACCACCTTTCTTTTTTTATCTTGATACCTAGTATCCTAACATAGACCACTGACATTTTGACCCGTTTTTCGGGCGTGTCGCAAAACTATTTTTGTGATTTAGGTCATGTGGATAACTTACGCTCAAAATTCCAGGGATTTCCACACCTGTGTATAAAGCTGTGGATAACGCCCCCAAAAAGCTGCGGGCCGATCTGACAATTGTCAAACCGACACGCCGCTAATTTACTGTGATTTATCTCGCATTGCTAAACGCCACGACCACACAAGGGCGGGAATACCGATAAGCAAATAGAGCGGGATATTAGCATAGAGCCCTAAGAAATCGGAGTTTATATATAAGAAATCCCAAGTAATTTCAATCTCCATTATTCGTATGTCTCCCAATCTAGTGTAAGAGATTTAGACATCTCATCTTCATCATACTCATCAGAGCCTAACTCTATTAAGCCCTCTTCTAGAGCCTTGTTATACATTTCTTCTTCATCAAGATAGACATAAGCATCGCTTACATCTGCTTGGATAGTATCCCATTTAGTCATCATTACTTATTATCTCCTGTCTTGATAGTCATTACATTAGCAGAAAACTTAGTTTTCTTACCTAGTTCGCTAGCGTTAAGCGATTCGATTAGGTGGTCAATAGCCTTTATATCGTGGGCTACATTGTCAATAGATAGTAGGCGAGAGCCTTGCCAAATTGAGTAAGTGATTGTCATTATCTGTTCTTCTTTCGTTAGTAGTTAGTTAGTTGTTAAGCGGTTATTTGCTAGGCTCACCTTTCGGATTATTTGCTAGGCTCACGCTTTAATTCTTATTTAATTGTTATGTCTGTAAGACTACACTATAGGTCTGACATTTTCAACCTTATAGGGGGTGTGTCGTGTGTGAGTTACCTCACATTGACTAGGGCGTGTGTAGCGTAGTTACCGCCACACATTACGCATAGTGTCCAAGCGGTTACCCTACCGCAACCATTAGAACACGCCACATAGTGGCTAGGTGTGTGATAGTCGTTACGACTTTCCCAAATACGATTAGTCATATTAGTTAGCCTTTCTATTAGCGAACACCCAAGCGGACTCGCTAGGTGATAGGTAGCGGTGAGAGATTAGACCCTTATCGGCTACCATATAGACATAAGCCATACGGCTAATGTAGTTACCATTAGCAAGACGGAAGATATTGTTATCCTTAGTGTTACTAGAGGACATTGGATGAGTAGGTTCTACTACTACGCTTACATTTAGTGAGTTCATTTGAACTCCTTTCTTTAGTAACACCTTGTTACTTTCTTTCTTATACCTATAACTATACAGGGGGGGTCTGACAAATATCAAGTCGAAAATCGGACATTCAGGACAATTTGAAAAAATAGTTAGTGAGATACATCACATTTAGGCTCATTATGGGCGCACTATCGGACAAATCGGACATGTTTTAGGTTCAGCATCATACAAATTAAAAATATATTAACATTTTAGAAAATATGAAATAGTAGTTGACTGAAATATATAGTACAATAGATATATGGAAAAGATCCCAGGATATAAGCAGACTCCACCAGATTGGTGTGATGATTGCAATGCTGCTCCAGGGGGAGAATGTCCAGATTGTGGATGTACTCACAATTGTTAAAAAGCGGGAACCGAATACGCTAATCCTTTGGGGATATAGCTTAATCTGGTTAAAGCATTTGTCTTATATACAAACGATTCTGGGTTCAAATCCCAGTATCCCTACTAAAGTCTTGACAGTGAAATTTTGATAATGTTATAATTCCATAGGGGGGTCGGGGGGTCAGCAAATCAACAAATAACAAATATTTAATATATATAATATATAAGGATAATATGGATAAAAAGTTAAAGAAAATGAAGAATGCAGTCCTAGTATTTTCTTGGATCTGGATAGCTGGTTGGATTTGGTATATATGGCATCTGAATTAGAATTTTTGCAATTTTCAAGTAAAATTGATCACTCAGTATTAAACCCTTCATACACAGATGATGAAGCTATAGAAGAAGTTAAAGTGTCTGCTTGGTACAGAACTAAGTATGCTATTGTAAAACCACATCACTTGCCTATAACAAAAACTGTTCCAGGTGGTAATATAATAAGCACTATCGGATTTCCTCATGGCGGAAACTCAATGAGAAGTAAGATAATCGAAGCTCAGTATTTGCATACATTTATGTGTAAGGAAGCTGATATGGTTATGAATATAGGTGCATTTAGATCTAAAAAGTTTAAGTATGTAGAAGATGAAATTATAGCTGTAAAAAATGCTTTAAATAATGTTATTAATACAGCTCCAGGTGTTACTTTGCCAAGTGGAGATTCTAGATCTCATAATGGTTCAGGTTCTGTGCTAAAGGTAATTATTGAAGTTGGACATCTAACAGATGATGAGATTGCTGATGCTTGCAAACTTGTAGAGCAAGCAGGTGGAGATTTTGTAAAGACATCTAGTGGATATGGTCCTAGAGGAGCAACACTAAAAGATATTGAGATTATGAAAAATTCTGTTAGCTCAGCTGTTGGAGTAAAAGCAGCGGGTGGAATTAGAACATTAGAATCAGCACTTGCAATGATAGATGCAGGAGCAGATAGACTAGGACTTACTGCAACTAAGAAAATATGTGATGATTGGCGTATTATGCATGGATTAATTGATTTAGATTGGGATAATCCAGATTACAAAGATCATAAAGTAACAGATGCGATGTTAAATCAACTATGAAATTTTGTACTTATTGCGATAAGCTATCATATACTTCTAAATTAACTTCAGAAGGCAAAATTATATATTATTGTTCAGATCATGCTATAAATATCTCAGTCGACTAGGTTTATTATATATAGTACTAATGATAGAATGTAGCTATGAAATCAGAAAAGTCTTCTGTAGCTAAACAAAAGGCATTTCTGACTAGATATATTCAAGAATTAAAAAGTAAAACTCCCTGTATGGATTGCAAAGAATCATATCCATACTACGTAATGGATTTTGATCATGTGCGTGGGCGGAAGCAAGCAAATGTAATGGAACTAGTTTCTACTTTATCTAAGAAAAGAATAGATGAAGAAATATCTAAATGTGAGATTGTTTGTTCTAATTGTCATAGAATAAGAACTCATTTAAGAAAAATTAAAAAGATAAATAAGTAATATATTCTAGTTGACTAAGATATATATGAATAATAAAACGGGGGGATATATGGAAAATCGTCTCAGATTGGCCTATGAGAGCTCAAGACTCGAAAACAAGAACTTCTACCTTGGAGATGAGATCTTGGCTAAAAAGGCCCTTGGAGTATTTATAGACTATATCCTAGAAAAGTTGCTAGAATGTCCAAATGTAGAATATTCAAAGTGCTCTACTTGGTGGAGACATGATGATTGTAATAAATTGATGGAAATGTTATTCGAATTGACTGGAAATATTAAATATAAGGCAGTATATGGTGATAGGTTACTATCTGAACCTGCTGATGGTAAGCAATTGAACCTATGGGATTAAATTAGGTTCTTCTTCTCCCGCCGCACTTTCACTTTTTTAATCCAATATAAAGGATTAAGCGCATTTAATATTTTATATATACGAGCTTCTATTTTCTTCTCTATCTTAGCAGTATTAGACTCTTCCTGAAAATACTTAGTTCGGAAGTATGGGTTATTCATCTGCTTCGAAAAATGATGTGGGCTCATATTTTAATTATACCCCCAAACCTTTCTTTTTTCGCCGCACTTTTTCGCACTATTTTATTCTATTACCATAACTGCAACAGAAATTGATTGCAAAGGATCTTCAGATATTGCATATAGCCTATCGTTATAAGGCACACCCTCTATTGTAACTGGAGGCTGATCGTGTTCTACTCTTATGCCATATTTAGTTAAAGATACATCTGGTCCACCAACTAGTACATGCTTATTTGCACTTAAATTTGTAATAATTATTTTGTAATAAGATTGCACTTCATCTGGAAAGCTAAGCTCCACAGGAGTCGCATTTGCCGTTACTAGCTTGGTTCTAATCATACCCTAATTATACACCCATATAAACACAAAACCCAACCAGAGGCGGATCCGATTGGGTTTATGTAGTATATTACTATACATTATACTGGGAACATCTCTGCTCTACCAGCACTTCTTAATTGTAAAATAATAATTTTACAATGTCAATAGTTTAGGCATCAAAATTGATGACGCCCTTAGAGGCCAATATATCATAAAGTCCACCGCACATATATTCTAGCTGTGGTCTCATTTCTTCGATATATTTCTCTAAATCAGCGAGTTTAGTACCTTCTTGATTCACAGCCGCCAAACGATTATCGTTATTAATCTTTTCGACCATAAGCAAGACTACTTGTTCTTTTGTCATTTATTTTCCTCTTCATTGTTAGGGACGTAAGAAGGGACTGGTCCCAATAAGTAACCCTTCTCATGATATTCTACCATTTTTTCTACGTCTTGGCTACCAGCAACCTCTTTTGCAATAAGGGTAAGCATGTCATATATTCTGTGCAGCATAATATAATTTACTAGTGGCAAATTATCTTCTATGCTATTCGTCTGTTGATTCTGGTCTTCCTGCATCTAGCCAAAATACCTCTCTACCCATTGCATCTGTAACATACATTGCAGATCCTTCATATTCTATTTTTTCAGGCTCACACATTTTGAAACCATTTCTTAATTATAGGGCTTTCAGTTGTTTCTAAATACTCTATCATGCTTTCAGGGTTATTATCTGTATAAATATTTTTAACCTCATGGTCCCATCTAGCAGACTGGTTTGAATATATTAACCAGTCCTGACTTTTGTCTGGATAAAATATAATTTGTTGGGTTCCTTTATCTGCATACATAGCATTTAAAAAGTTACTTCCAACTATTCCAACAATACACTCAGCTTCAGTAACAGATTTAATCTGATCCATCATATTAATGTCTTCATTATAAAAAATTTCAAATCCTTTAGATTCCATATAGTCATTTAATTTATCTGTATTTGAAATTGCTCTATCGCTATAGAGTTTAGTGTTTCTAGCTATGAATATTTTTTTTCCAGGAATGGTTCTACTTATAAGACCGCTTTCGGCAAAATTTCTTTTTAAAATCTCAAAAGAATCTGAGTACAGAAGTAAAGTAGGTTGTCCAAATGTAATGATTTGATAAGATAGCTTAAAGGCTAAGCTTTCGTGTCTTGTAGGAAAGACTCTTTTTACTCCAGATAGCCCAGTATTGTTTGACCAATGAATGTAGTTAGTTGTATATGTCTCACTGTCGTTAGCAGGCTCAAATCCCATGTCGGTATAATAAAATACATAAGCTGAGTCTGCAGATATTACTTTATTAAACTTAGAGTCTGTACACTCATAATCAATTTCATAAAAATTTAAAAAATCAAGCCAATATCTCAAAGGTTCAGTGTTTATGTCTTTCGCCTGTTGAGCAGTCATTAAAAACGTTTTATATATTTTATCTTCAGTAATCATGCTTTCTCTGGCATTAAAAACAACTTTAAATTTTTCATTATTTTCTTTTAGCGTAAGAATTATTGGCATAATTTCAAGCATGTCGTGAAAATATTTTTTTGTAATTGGTATTGTAAGTATAGCTCCATCGTAATGTTCTTCTTGCTTATTATTAAATTCACCAACCATAGGAATCATTATTCCATTAAACTGATGTCTATAATTTATTACAGGATTTTTTACTTTTACATAAAACCCAAATTCTCCGTAAGGCTTAACATCCTCAACTTGCTCTAAAGATCTTATTTCTTCAAAAAAGGCTTCTCTTACTTCTGGATGAGTTATTGTTATTCCTTTAATTGGACCAGCAGCCACTACAACCCCTTTATCTGTTTGCAGAGCTTATCATAAAAATCTAAGCCTATATTTTTTTTATAAGAACATGATAAGCAGTATAAGTATATATTACCATTTAAGTCTTCATTAGACATAAGAAGGCCCTGATCCAGAGGACAATCGAGTCTTGGAACAAGGCCTTCTCTTGATAAGGCTATATATTTAGATACGTATTGTATCTGCATCTGACCTACTTCTTGTTATCAGTCGGGAATTGCAATAGCCATTCCTGTGCTTTTGGGGTCATACCCTTCCAAGCTGACCAATCAATACCGCCATTGGTCATGTAGTACGTTATCTCTGCGTTTGTTACTGGGTCGAATAACTCTTTGTTACTCTTTAGGTCGAATTTCTCAAGTCTTTCAGGACCTAAGTCTCCGATCATATTTATCTGGAATATTCCATAGGAATTGTCTCCAGTTTTCTTATTCCCGTTATATGCAAGCGGTCTTCCATTAGATTCACGCTTTGCTATTGACCAGGCTTTCTTAAGGCCTGTTCCTTCGAATCCTACAGTCTTAAGTAGCGTTAGCAACTCTTGATCTGTAAGCATCTCAGATGGCTTGTAAATCTCTTTACTAAAACTATCTAAGACTTCTTGCTTTAATTGGGCTTCAGTTTTCACTAAAGGTTTTACTTTTAAGGCATTTGCAGGCTGGACTGGAAACAAAAATAATGTTATCATTACTATTGTTACCAGGTTATGAGCCAAATCACTTACCTGTTGTTTTATTTTCTCCATTGGCATTTCCTCCTTTAGAGATAACGAACTATAATAGTAGCATTGATTGGATAAGCCTGTCAACCTAGTTAACTAAAAAAATATATGCAAATATCATTCTCTACGCCTAAAATTAACTTAACTCAAAATACTGGTTATGGCTATGCTAGCTGGAATATTATACAATCTTTGCAAAAATTAGGGCATCAAACACCATTTCAAGATTACCGTGCTCCAGTACAATTAAATTTTGCACAGCCATTTCAACATAAACTTCATAAAAATCAATACCAAATTAGTTATACACCTTGGGAATCTACAGTAGTTCCAAAAACATGGTTTCCAATGGTAAATTATTGTGATGAAGTCTGGGCTACATCAGATTGGTGTGCAAATGTTTTTGAAGATAATGGAATGAAAAATGTAAAAGTTTATCCTCATGGAATTAGTCCAGCATGGAAGCCTAAAAAAAGACAAGAGTCTGATGTTATTAAATTTTTGCATGTTGGCGAGCCAGCTCCTAGAAAAGCGGGACAGATGGTTGTGAATGCATTTGTTTCTTTATTTGGTAATAACCCAAAGTATAGTTTAACTATAAAAGCATATAGAGAAAACACAACAAGAGTTTTTAATAATTTTATAGATAAAGAAATAATTGGTTTGCCAGACAAAATGTATAATAATATAAAGGTTATTACCGAAGACATGTCTGAAGAAGAATTGGTTAGGTTGTATCACGATCACGATGTTTTAGTTTATCCAAGTTACGGTGAGGGATTTGGATTTATACCGCTTCAAGCCTTAGCTACTGGTATGCCAACTATATGTACTGGTGGATGGGCACATTACTTTAAATTTTTAGGACCACTTGTTTTAAAATCAACTTTACAAGATTCAAAATTTTTTAATCTTCCTGGTAAAGTATATGAACCAAACTATCAACACCTACTTGAGCTTATGAGAGATGTTACTCAAAATTTTAAAGCATATTCTGGATACTACTATAAACAATCTGAAGAAATACATAATGAATATAATTGGATCCAGTTGACTAAGAATAGCTTTGATCCAATTTTTAAAAAATTTAAATAAGCTCTTCCCCTTTGAATTAAAGTTTGGTAGAATTGAGCTTCAACTAAAAATTATAGAACCGCAAGGCGGAGAAAAGGTGTTATTTAAAAAATGTCAAAAACTATTGCAAACCCATATGAAAATTTCATTGCTCTGTCTCGTTATGCGAGATGGATTCCAGAAGAAGGACGCCGTGAAACTTGGGGCGAAACAGTAGACAGATATTTTAACTTTATGTTAGATCATCTAAAGGTAAACAATAACTATGTTCCATCAGAAAGCCTAGTCACAGAATTAAAAGATGCTGTATTTAATCGTAACGTAATGCCTTCTATGAGATCTGTAATGACTGCAGGTGCCGCATTAGATAGAGACAATGTTGCAGGATATAACTGCTCATTTGTTCCAGTAGATTCACCACGCTCATTTGATGAAACTATGTATATCCTTATGTGTGGAACAGGTGTTGGGTTTTCTGTAGAATACAAGTATGTTAACAAACTTCCTTCCGTCCCAGAGACGTTTGAAAAAACAACAACAGTAATTGTTGTAGAAGATTCAAAACAAGGTTGGGCCAAAGCATATCGTGAACTGCTAGCTCTTTTGTGGACAGGACAAGTTCCAGCAATTGATGTTTCTAAAGTTAGACCAGCAGGTGCTCGTCTTAAGACTATGGGAGGAAGATCATCTGGTCCACAGCCACTTATAAACCTATTTGATTTTACTATTGCAAAATTTAAGAATGCGGCAGGCCGTCAACTTAAGCCAATTGAAGCACATGACATTATGTGTAAGATTGGAGAAGTTGTAGTAGTTGGCGGAGTAAGACGCTCAGCAATGATTTCTCTTTCTAATATTAATGATATTGAAATGGCTGCAGCCAAATCAGGTAATTGGTGGGAGAACAATACTCAACGTGCACTTTCAAATAACTCTGTTGCATATTCACGCAAACCAGAGATGGAGCAGTTTATAGCAGAATGGAAGAATCTTTATGATTCAAAGTCAGGAGAACGAGGTATATACAATGTGGCCGCAGCTCAAGCCCAAGCAGCCAAGTATGGAAGAAGAGATCCAGATATTCACTATGGAACTAACCCATGCTCAGAAATTATCTTACGTCCTTACCAGTTTTGTAATCTTTCAGAAGTCGTATTACGTGAAAAAGATACAAATGAAGATGTTGCAAATAAAGTCCGTCTTGCAACAATTCTTGGAACTTGGCAATCAACGCTAACAGACTTTAAATACCTTCGTAAAATTTGGAAAGACAACACAGAAGAAGAAAGATTGCTTGGAGTTTCATTAACAGGACAATTGGGATTCCTGAGTCTGCAGCTATTACATGCGTAAAGCCTTCTGGTACAGTGTCTCAATTGGTCGGGGTATCTTCAGGAATGCATCCTTGGCATTCACCATATTACATTCGCACAGTTCGTGGCTCTAAGGGAGATCCAATCTCTACATTTCTAAAGGAAGTAGGAATTCCAGTAGAAGATGATGTTATGAAGCCAAATGATACATATGTTTTTTCATTTCCAGTAAAGGCGCCAAACGGAGCAATTGTTAGAAATGATTTAACTGCGTTAGATCATCTAAACATTTGGCTAGTTTATCAACGTGCATGGTGTGAGCATAAGCCATCTATTACTGTGTCTGTTAAAGAAGATGAGTGGATGGAAGTTGGAGCATGGGTATATAAACATTTTGACGAAGTATCTGGAATTTCATTCCTTCCGCATTCAGACCATTCCTACAAGCAAGCACCATATCAGGAAGTAACAAAAGAAGAGTACGAAGATCTTCTTTCAAAGATGCCCAAGAATATTCGTTGGGAAGACTTGTCTTTTTACGAGACAGAAGACGGAACTTCCACAAACTCTACTCTTGCCTGTACATCAGACGGAAATTGCGAGATTGTAGACATTTCTGCCTAAAGGGTATATAATAAAGATTGGGGAAACCCAAAATTCCTGGGCATAGGGCCCAGAAATAAGGAGGATCTAAATTGTCAAAAACAAAAGAAGATCTTAACAATGATGGAAAGGTAACAATGCAAGAGAAAATTCTAGCAGCGTTAGCAAGCTATGGTCGTCACTTTTTAGGTGCGGCTATTGCTCTTTACATGACTGGAAATACTGACCCAGGAGACCTAATTAAGGGTGGTATTGCGGCTTGTCTACCAGTTATTTTGAAAGCACTTAATCCAAACGAAAGTTCATTTGGATTTACAAAGAAGTAAAGCTAATTAAGTAATTAGGATGGCTCCTATGCTAAAATGAGCATAGGAGTTTTCCTATTTTAGGAGATTTATGGCAGCCCAGAAAAATTTTGAAGTCGACCAAAATACAACATTTTCTTTTGTAGTAGAATACAAAGACAGTGCAGATCAACCAATAGCCCTAACAAATGCAACAGCAAAAATGCAAGTTAGGGATACAAAAGGCGGATCAAAATTGGCATTCACCCTAAGTTCACCAGCGTCTGGTATAGTAATAGATGCGCCAAACGGAAAATTAACCATTAAGATGTCTGCGGCTCAAACCAATTCTTTATTTTATCCAAAGTCTTCATATGACATCATGATAACAGATTCAAATGGAAATAAAACAAAATTGCTTGAAGGCTATATAACTTTAAGTAGGTCGGTGACAATATGACAGAAAAAATAATAGTAACAGAAGTAAAAAATGACGTAGTCATATCAGCCCCAGGACCACAGGGTCCAAGAGGAAAGTCTATTCTAAATGGGGTAGGCGCTCCCCCACCCAGCCTTGGAGTTGAGGGTGATTTTTATTACGACAAAGTCACAACAAAGTTCTACGGACCTAAGCTAAATGACCTAACCTGGGATGGCGCAACCAACTACTTTCTATCAACTGGAACCTTAACATACCCATTTTCAATAAATCAAGTAACTGGGCCTTCTAATGGGGTATGGTCTCTTATTGTTAACCACAATTTGGGATATCACCCTAACGTAACCGTAAAAACTAGCGCAGGCGACATATTAGAAACAGGAATAGACTATAATAGTATTAACCAAATTACACTGACGATGGCACAACCATTCTCAGGGACAGCATATCTGTCTTAAGGAGATTTAAACATGGCAAGATTATTTGTAACGAGTATAGATTTAAATAAGAATGAACTTCTTAATGCTAGAATCCAAGGACTTGGATCAGCACCACTTAACCCAGTAACAGGACAGATATACTACAACACTGGCGATAATGTTCTTTACTACTACAACGGTTTAACCGCACCAGACGGCCCATGGATGCCGATGGGAGCTTCGACAGAAGTTATTCAAGATGTAATTGGTTCATCAGTACTTGGCGGAACAGGTTTAACAGCTACATACAGCGACTCAGCTGGAACAACAACATTAGATTTAGATAATACCGCAGTAACAGCAGGATCTTACGGATCAACAACTAAGATTCCAACATTTACAGTTGACGCACAAGGTCGTTTAACCGCAGCAAGCGAAGCAGACGTAGCAACTAATCTTTCGATAGCTGGAGATACAGGCACAGACACCGTAAATCTTCTCACAGACACATTAACTGTAGCTGGCGGAGAAGGTATTGATGTAGCTGTAACAAATAATACAGTTACAGTATCCGCTGAAAATGCAAGCACAACAAATAAAGGCGTAGCATCATTTGCGGATGCAGATTTTACGGTATCAGATGGCGCAGTAACAATCAAGAACGTAAATCTTGGAACACAGACAACTGGCGACTATGTTGCTAACATTCAAGGTACAGCGAATGAAATTACAGTTGCTCCAACATCTGGAGAAGCCGCAACAGTAACAATTGGACTTCCAGATGACGTAACAATTACTAACAACTTAAACGTAGGCGGAAACCTAAACGTATCTGGAACAATTAACTCTGTTAACACAACAGAAATTAATATTGTTGACAATAAAGTAAATCTTAATAGCAATGCAACTGGCACACCAGTAGCAGATGCTGGAATTAAGGTTGAGCGTGGAGATTCTGCAGATGCAGAAATTCTATGGAACGAGACCTCAGATGTATGGCAAATTGGCCAGGTTGGTGGAGCCTATCATGCAATTACTAGAAAGTTTGCACAAGACATAGCTAATACAACCAACGCAACATCTTTTGTAATAACACATGGATTAAATACAGAGGATGTTACAGTAAATGTTTATGAAACAGGTGGCTCAAAAGCACTTGTTGAAACAGATGTAGAGCGAACATCAGTAAATACAACAACTTTAAGATTTGCTACAGCACCAGCAAGTGGAGCATATAGAGTAGTTATCACAGGATAACCATGGCAAGACAATTTCTAGCAACACTGTCACTGCCTTCACTATCAGAAAACCCTTCGACGGGACATGCTGGATCTTTATACTATAATACAACAATGAATGCATTGATGATGCACACTGGATCAGATTGGATGCCAGTAAATGCTTCTCAATATGTTCTTGAAAACCACATACATACATATGATGGAGATGTACACACAGTATACGCTGGGTCGTATAATCCAAACCTATCTATATTTGATGGCGGTACTTCTGGACAGCAATACAATTCTCAAACAGGAATTGATGGGGGAGTTTCATAATGGCAATTAGAATACAGATAAGAAGAGATACTGCTGCAAACTGGTTGGCAAACAATCCTATTTTGCAATCAGGAGAAATTGGTTATGACTTTACAAATAAAAAGTTTAAAGTTGGTATCGCAAATGATGCTACTTCAAGATGGAATGTTCTTCCGTATTTAAATATTACTCCCGCAGAATTATTAGAGCTAGTACAAGACTATTTAAACGATACTATTTCAAACGGAAACGGAATATCAAAATCATATAACGATGTGACTGGAGTTTACTCCATATCCGTAGATACTTCTGTAATTGCAGATAAATCTTACGTAGATACAGCTGTTAGCGGACTTTCTAATACAGTAACAAGCGGATACATACCATTATCTTTAATGGGAACAGTAGATGGAGTTGCAGAACTTGATTCAAACGGGTATGTTCCAGATAATCAGCTAAATCCATCAATCACAAGAGACTCAGAGCTTACTGCTGCAATTACTCAAGAAGTTACCGATAGAAATACTGCAATATCAACGGCAATAGGAAACCTTATTGATTCTGCACCGACAACATTAGATACTTTAAATGAGTTAGCTCAAGCAATAAATGATGATGCTTCATATGCAGCAACTATTACTACGGCGCTAGGAACAAAGCTAGAAACATCTACAGCCACTGCAACATATGTTCCAAAAACAGAAGCTTCAATAGATTACTATATAACAAACGCAGGCATGGGCGCATATATGGTAAACGGAATTTCTAATGGAACTTTGCATTTTGAAAAGGGTAAAAGATATAGAATAGTAGTTAATGCATCAGGACACCCATTTTGGATACAATCTGTTTCTGGGGCTTATAGCTCTGCAAATGTTTATTCAACAGGAATAACAAATAACGGAACAGATAATGGTTCTATTTTAGTAGAACTAGATCAATTAGCTCCAGAGCCAAGCTTATTTTACGCATGTCAATATCACCCATCAATGGCGGGAACAATATTTGTAGGAAACAGAGCTGCTACAGCAAAAGCAATAGCAGACTTATCAAACGTAAACAATACATCTGATATAAACAAACCAATATCAACAGCAACACAGACAGCATTAGATTTAAAGTCTGATGAAAAAATATCATATATTAGCGAATCAGGAACATCAAGAACATTATCTGCTTCTGATTTATACAAGGTTATTCATACCTCTTCAGGATCTAATATTACAATAACAATACCCAACGATGTTGGGGATGTTTTGTTTCCTGTAGGTTCTTATTTAGAAATTAGACAAATGGGAGCTGGACAAGTAACTGTATCTGTAACCAGCCCAGCAACAGCAGTTGCTTCAGATAACGGATTTAAAACTAGAGTTCAGTATTCTTCAATTATTGTTGAAAAACATGCTACCAACTCTTGGTACGTTACTGGAGATACAACTGCATAATGTCAAGAAAAAAACGTAAAATAAATGTAGTTGCTTCTAGACTAAAAGCCTTGCTTTCTCTAGTTGAAAACTTTTCTAGATCCACCCTAACAAACGCTGGCGCAACTTCTGCTAAATGGAGACATGTGGTTTCTGGCTGGGGAGTTTCAGGTGGAAAAGGAACCTCATCCTCAATAGGTTCTTTAATATCTACGATGTTTGCATCCACTGATGCAGTATTAAGAGCTAAAGGCACGGCTTCAGGAGTAGGAGTAGCTTTTTGGGTGACAGACTCTGGCAATTATTGGTCGGTAACTAAAAACACAACAAATTTATGTCAAACCTGCACATATTGCGGTGCATATAATAGCTGTTCATATTGTAGTTCTACAACTTACGGAGCAGACTCCAGTTGTGGATGCGCTTCATACACTCAAACAACATGCTGTAATTCTTATGCTTACGGGGCAAACGCAAGCTGTGGATGTGCATCATATACCACAACATCATGTTGCAACGGATACGGAACATGTACCGTATGCTCATCATATGGATTTACAAGCTGTTGTACTGCTTATACTCAAACAACATGTTGTGTTGCCTATAGCACATATTACTACTCATGCTGCGGAGCGTACAGCACAGGCGAGTGCTGTGCAAGTTATTGGAGCTATCAAGGATACTGCTGTACTTCGTATTATTATAGCGCTTACAAAGGAATTGTTGACTGTGCCTCATGGACAGCGTGTACACAAACTTTTTGTGATTCTTATTATACCTGTGCAACATGTACATATTACTATACATGCAGCGGACAAACATGCGAAGCTGTAGGAACATGTACTGAATGCTCTACTTATGGCACCTGTTCGACATGTACGGGATACTCACAGCAAACATGTTGTACAAGCTATACCTCATGCACGGTTTGTGCCGCAAACAATCAATGCACATACTGTAACGGGTACGGGTCATGCACAGTTTGTGCTCAATACAATCAATGTACGTACTGCAACGGGTACACTTATGGGCCCAACGCTAGCTGCGGGTGTGCAACCTACTTTACAGCCTCTTGTTCATGTCAAGATCATCACAAAATAGATTTAGTTAAAAAAGTCGGAGGAACAGAAACTGTTGTAGATTCTACAGTTAATCTAACAACCAATATTCAGGGCATTAAAGTCACATTGAGCGGAAATAATATTACAGCACAGGCATACTCAGATACCAATTTAACCTCACAAGTGGGCTCTACTTTGTCTCAGACACACCCTGGACAAAAGTCCAAAGAGCATGGTATAATTTCTAGAGCTTCAAATGCAAGCCAAGGATATACCATAGACGAATTTAGGGTAAACTAATGAATAATAAAATTAGCTTTATACAAAACATAAAAAATTATTTTATGGATATATCTGTTTACTCTAAAGATAAAATCCATAGTTTTATTAGGCACAAAATTAAAATAGGTTATAGGGTCCCCAAAGATCATGAATTTGTTCCCGATCAATCTAAACTAGGAATGCACCTAGCTATATTGGACCCAGAAAATTTTGTAGTTGCGGATATTATGACAACAGACCCACAGTTTGGATCCTTTCTTCAAAAAAGGCCTATCTTTGTTGAAATTAATCATGAGCAAAGAAAAAAAATTAATTTAAAAGAAGGAAAAGACTGGGTGTTTAATCCAGAGCTAAAAGATTTTTTTGAGCTTGAGCATATAGAAGAAGGACTATAAACAATGACCGATCCTTTTGAAAGACCAGCCAGACCGTGGGACCTATATAATAAAAAAATAGGAAGAGTAGAAAAACTTACGGCAGAAGAAAGACTAGATATTTGTAAAGGTTGTGAGTTTTTTATTAAGCCTACAACTCAATGCAAAAAATGTGGTTGCATAATGGCAGCAAAAGTAACGCTACCAAACGCAGCTTGCCCTATTGGAAAATGGGGACAAATTAAAAAAGAGGAGGAAATAATATGACACAGTACGAAGAATACATCGCTTCAAATCCTGCTAGACCTGCACAAAATTCTCAACCAATACCAGCTGACAATACAAAAAAGTTAGCATATGTTATTGATGGGAAAGTTGTTCAAACCTTGGCTACGGATGAAAGAATGTGGGCAATAATTTTAAGTCAGCCTACAATTGTAGATATCACAGATATCACTTTCCCAGACGAAGTGACTGAAGAGGGTACAACCCAAGTAGCAATCACAACAGACTGGAACTACGACGGAACCAACTTTACTAGGCCTTAATGACAGGACGCATGAAAAAAATTAATTTTGTTGTACCTTTAGGAAAACAAGATTTAACTTCTCCTTCTCCAGTAAAAGAACACGTACCTCAATGGTACAGAGATGGAGAAACTTATGACAATAAAGGCGCAGCAGGATTAAAAACTTGTGTTCCATTTTTAGACGTAATGCTAAGCGGATACGTTGTAACTACTATAGACGATATAAACGTTTTTAAAAAAGATGGAGTATTGTATATAGAAGATGGAGTTTTAAAAGATGGTGTTTTTGAGCCTTACAAAAAAAGAGTAGAACACAATCATAAAATTGAAGAGTCACAAATTGTAAGTAGATTTATTAATGAAAGAAAATCAAATTCTGGCTCTACAATACCAAGGCCAGCAGGTCATTTAAAAAATCATTTTGTGTGGCAAGGCAAATGGGGATGGAAGGTTCCAAGAGGATACTCTGTTCTAGTAACACACCCATTTAATCGATTTGATCTACCCTTTACAACTACGTCTGGGATAATAGACAGTGATGGTTGGGTTACGCCAGGAAATATTCCATTCTTTTTAAAAGAAGATTTTGAAGGGGTTATTTTAAAAAACACCCCAGTTGCTCAAATTTTCCCATATAAAAGAGAAAGCTGGAAAATGGGTACTAGTAAAATCCTACAGTCTAGAAATAAAACTGATTCTCCAGATAGAAGCAAGATAGGATACTACAAAAACAAATACTGGAACAGAAAGACATATAACTAATCTGGGGGTATAATATTAGGTATGGCAACATCATTCCCAACTAGCATAGATGAACTTGTAAATCCTCAAGGTACGGATTCTGTCAAGGAGGTTTCGCATGCCGCCCAGCATTCCAATGCAAATGATGCTATTGAGGCCCTTGAGCAAAAAGTTGGTGTTAACAATTCAACAGATGTTAATTCCTTAGACTATAAAGTAAAACAACTAGAATTAAATTTTCAAGACCCAGAAGAGATTAAAGATCTTGCTGCAGGTCTGTTAAATCATACTGACCATCAAAATATAACTGCTACATGGAATCAAGTAGCAGATAGAATTGTTTTAAATGTTTCCCAGGTGCCAGCAGCAGGATATGCAGAACAAGTTAAACACATAGTAAAAGCTGGACAGGCATTAAATATAGGACAACCAGTTTACGTTTCAGGATCAACTGGAACAAATATGATAGTTACTGCAGCTTCGTATTCTGCAGAGTCTACATCTTCTAAAACTTTAGGGTTAATGGGACAAACCCTTGCTTTAAACGATTCTGGATTTGTTGTTTCAGAAGGATTATTGCCAAATTTAAATACGTCTACTGCAACGGCGGGAGATCCAGTATGGCTTGGAGCAAATGGAACACTTATATATGGTCTTGTTAATAAGCCTGCAGCGCCAAATCATCTTGTATTTATTGGAATTGTAACCAGAGTACATGGTGAAAATGGTGAAATATTTGTTAAGGTTCAAAATGGATTTGAGCTACAAGAGTTACATAATGTAAAAATAACAGCTCCAGCAACAGGAGAAGTTTTAATATATAACGCCACAACTGGTCTGTGGACAAACACAGACACAATGGCATCAAAAATATACGTCGATACAGCAGTATCTGGATTAAGCAATACATCTGCAGCAACATATATACCACTTAATTTAATGGGAGCGGTAGATGGCGTAGCAGAACTTGATGAAAATGGATTTGTGCCACAGTCGCAATTAGACATTGATGAAAGAATTCAAGACAAAGCTGCAAAGTTAATAACAGATGGAACCCACTATAATATTACAGTTGCTTATGATGATGTAGCAGCAAAACTTAATTTAACAGCAACATATGACCAAGCAGAAACCATATCTGCAATTGCCACAGCCTTAACTGCGGGAACTGGCATAACTAAAACATCTTCATCAACACCTCCAAATTATAGAGGCGAATACGGCAATGGCGAATACTATGCATTAAATGATGTTGTAATTATTCCAGAAGGAAGCCCATACGGAATAGTTGGTTCATACTTTATAAGATCTGGCAATCCAGGAAATCCAGGGTATCCGCCAGAACCAGGCGGAGCCACAAATGGTTCTTGGACACTTTATACTTTTTCACAAACAATAACAATAGGCGTAGATACAAACTCTATTGCTACACAGTCTTATGTTAATACAGCAATAGCTAATCTTGTAGATGGAGCCCCAGCCCTCCTAGATACGCTAAACGAAATAGCGGCAGCCATAGGGGATGATGCAAATTTTGTAACAACAATAACAACCGCTTTATCGACCAAGTTAAATATAGATACTGCAGCATCAACATACCTTGCTTTAGCAGATACTGATGAAAGAATTCAAGATGTTGTTGGCGGCATGGTATCTGGAAATACAGAGTCTACAGGTCTTGCAGTTACTTATGATGACCCAACGGGCAAATTAAATTTTGAAATAACTACAGCAAACCTTCCAGGATTTACAGAGGCTGCTCAAGACTCTGTAGCAAGCTTATTTACCCACGCAGGGCACTCAAATGTTACCGCAACATATGACGATGTCTCAAATAGAATAAATCTTGCAGTCACAGCACAGCTTACACAAGAGCAGGCTCAGGACTATATTGCTCCGCTATTTACTCATGGGCTAAATCCAAATATTACAGCAACTTATGATGACGCAAATAACAATTTAATTTTAGAAACAATCATTCCTCCTTCAAAAGCAATTATGTCTGCATCCGCCCCTTTATCACCAGCAGACGGAGAATTTTGGTTTGATACAGATGAATTTAGAAGTGGAACAACAAGATCGCTTAAGGTATGGAATGCATTGTCTTCTACTTGGGAATATGTAGCAACAGATCTTTCTCTTTCAACAACAAATACATGGACATCTAAAAATACTTATACAAATGGTGTAATTATTGGATTAGATAATCCTCCTGCAGCCCCAGTACACGGACAAATTTATTACAATAAGCCGCTAGACAAACTTAAAGTTTGGGACGGATTGCTATGGCAAGATATTCAAGGATCAGGTGGCGGGGGCGGAGGCCTAACATTAATTCCTACAGACGTTACTGCACCGCCAAGCACATTCTTTGTTGGATTAATTGCTCCGCCAACAGGAGCTACAGCAAATGGAGATTTATGGATTGACGTAGACGATGTAGATACGCCATTTAATCAATTCTTCACTGGAGGAGTTGCCCCAGACCCTCAGCAATACGAATTTTGGGTTGACAATGTAGAGCCAATACAAGAATTAATTTACAGTGCTGACGAACCAATAACGCCCTCTTACGCAGGCGAGCTTTGGATAGACACAGATGAGTATGATGGAGCAATTGTTGAATTTGGCACAGAAGCTCCAAATCCAAGTAACGTTCAGCTATGGGTGGATTTAAATGAAAACGAAACCCCGACCTATTATAAAGATTTAACTTTTACTAATTATGCAACAATTGCTAATTTTCCAGCAAATGCTCCAAATGGATACATTGCTGCAGACGCAGCAACAGGACTTGCATATGTAAGAAGCCAAGGCCAATGGCTGGCCATTGTGACCTCTTCTAATATTAATAGCATTATTAGTTCTAATTCGACAGTTTTTGAAGATTTAAAAGCTCTAGCCTGGATGGGATTTGAATAACCATTCTGGTATACTTTACGTAGGAGGGGTATAAAAATATGTCACTAAAAAGATGGAACGGATCCTCATGGGTTACCGTTGCTGGCTCAAGACCAGGACCCCAAGGCGCAACTGGACCAACAGGCGCAGCCGCAACTATTTCTGTTGGAACAGTAACAACTGTTGCAGCAGGACAAGCAGCACAAATTACTAATGGCGGATCTTCAAGTGCTGCAATATTTAATTTTCAAATTCCTCAAGGACCAACTGGCCCAGCAGGAACTCCAGGAACACAAGGTTTAGCGGGACAAAGAGGTACATATACTTTTGTAGGAATTAATAATCCTACACCAAGTAATCCAGCAAATAAATTAGGTTTAGACACATATCTAAACACAACAACTGGAGATTACTTTCAGTATGACTCTAATACAACCAACTGGGTACTGCAAGGAAATTTAAAAGGACCCACTGGAACAGCGGGAGCTCAAGGAATAACAGGACCAACTGGTGCCACAGGACCAGCTGGAGAAACAGCAGTACAGAACGTAATTAATGAATTAAATTCTTGGAAAGCGGATCAGGTTTTAAATCTTGGTGTATACTATCCAAAGTATGAGTTCTTAACAAACATGTCACAGAATAATGCAACGCTATTAGCGACAAGCATGATATTTTAGGAGAAAAAAAATATGGCAAGAAAAATTGTAAATCTTACAGGAATTGGTTTTGTACCAGGAACGGGCACACTTACTCTTCCACAAATTATTCGTAGAGAAAAACTTTTATTAATTACTAATACGACAGCCAATAAGATTGTATACAATTTTGCTGACCCAGCACTTGGCCTTTATTCTCACACAATTGATCATGGCGGCGAATATGGAGATTCCACTCACTCAAAGACAATTCTTGTATTAAAATACAATACCGCAAACATGCTTCCAACAGATTCATGGCAGATTGTTTATGACACAGAAAACGAAAGATTTGAGCCAGCCGATTACATGGTTGACGCCGTAGGAAAACTTAGAACATCAAACCCTAAGTCTCTTATTGATACAGACTTCGAATACGGTATTCAGAACTCTAAGTGGGAAACACTTACGATGATTCAAAACTACCCAGGATTTTTTGGCAGATCTTCAGGAGGAAACGCTTTAGATGTTCAGTTAATTGAAGGAAATGGAGCTACCCCTGTTTCTACAGTAACTGTTTCATGTAATTCTCCTCACGGATTAAGCTCAGGAGATGTAATTTCAGTTCAAGAAACAACAAACGATCAAGCAGACGGAACATTTTTAGTCTTCCCTACTTCTGCAACAGCATTTACATATACAGCAAAAGGAATAGTATCAGGAAATATTCAAGACGGAACTTTAACATCTGTATATGGCGGAGGAATTTTTGATAATGCCCACATCATGGGAGGAGTTGTAGGACAGCTAGGATCATTTTCAGCAGTATCCGACCAGGCAACACCTTCAAGAATTACTATAGTTACGACAAAGCCACACGGGCTTCTTCCAGGAACACCAGTTCTTGTTACAAAAAAAGAAGGAAGCAACTTCTTTGGAAGCTTTTTTGTTGATACAGTGTCAACACCAAACTCAATGTCATTTATGGCAACATCTCAAATTAATAACCCAATTAACACAACAGATCAAGGGTTCTATGCAAAACCAGAAGGATATGTTAACCACCGACCAATGGACGGCGGAGTTATTATGTCTACAGGAAATAACGTTTGCGGAACACAGACAATGCGTCAGTCACGCAGATTTTTCCGCTATCAGTCAGGTAAGTCAATTCAATTCTCAAC